CAGGAGCAGAATATGCTTATGGTGTTTTATATGCAACCGATAAACAAAAGAATGCAAGAAATCGTGTGGTTTCTGCAATCTCCGCAGCAATTAAATTTAGTCCTTCTTGTATGGGACCAGTTGACATAGTAAGCGTTTAAGGGTAGAATTATAGTATGCACAAAGAAGATAGCACAGAAGACGCAGAATTTATTATTTGGTTAGAAAATGGAATTGATCGGGGATGGATTTCAGACCCGTATTGCAATACTCATGATGGTGGATACCAATACATGAGTGAAGAAGAAGTTGAAGAATGGGACCAAGGTGGTGACCCATGTTGTCATGTCGTCAGATTGATGATATCATAAAATGAAAAGGAATATAATGAATAAGAAAGTAATTAGTATAGTCTTTGGAATATTAGCATCCTCACTTATGTTTATTTCTGCTCCCATTGCACAAGCGGGAGATTGCTCTGCAGAAGATCCATGCAACACTTATGCGATGGTAAATGATGCAGGAGTTGTTACAAATGTAATTGTTTGCCAACCATCAGTATGTGGTAGTGGGGTTTGGGCTGGCTCTCGTGTTGTTTTGCAAGTTGCAGCCAATCCAGAAACACATGAAAATGCTGGAAGTATTTTTGGTGGAGAAAATAATAAAGATAAAATTGTAACAGTTTCAAGTGATAATGTTTTTACAGTTACTGAAAGTGGGCAGTTCAGTCAAAAATTTGTTTCCCCTGATATTACAATAAATAAAGAAAATACAATTACAACATCAATGGGATATACAATTGAAACAAAAACAGTTACAACTGAAATACCTAATTATAATCCGATTGAAAATACAGTAGATGTGCTTACTGTTAAGGCAGAAGAAGTAACATCAAATACACAAAACACAATTATTATATCAGAAAGCATTGTATTTGAAAATAAAAAAACTCAACAAGAAGTACAAACTATTATTAACGATGGATCTTCATTAATTTTTAAAAGAAAAATTATGATGTTAATGCGATTGTTAGGCGATTGGTTTTAAACAAAATAAGTTTTGGTCTGTAACTCAGTTGGTAGAGTGCCGAACTGTTAATTCGGAAGTCGTAGGATCGTGACCTACCAGACCAGCACTGCGGATATTGCATAGTGGTAGTGCGTAACCTTGCCAAGGTTAATGTGCGAGTTCAATTCTCGCTATCCGCTCCAAACATTTGGTATAATAGTATTGTACTGCCTACGGGGGTACACTAACTTATTCGCTTGAAAGGGGAATAAAAAAATGGTAAACATGTCAACAAACCTTGTAATGGATCTATTCAATGATCCATTTTTTATTGGATTCAACAGAGAGTTGGGTCGCTTAAATAATGCACATAAAGTTAATTCACAATCATATCCTCCATATGATCTTCTTAAACTAGATGAAGATACATACAGAATTTCAATTGCTCTTGCGGGATTTACAAAAGAAGACATTGATATTACAGTAGATGGTGGTGCCCTTATTATTAATGGGGAGATAGTAGAAGTAACAGATGCAGAAGTGATTCATAAAGGAATTGCTGGTCGTAAGTTCACACGATCATTTGCTCTTGGAGAATATATGGAAGTATCAAGTGCAAACCTTACTGACGGAATGTTAAATATTAATGTTGTAAGGAATATGCCAGAAGAAAAAAAGCCAAAGGTCATTAAGATCAAATAAATTTCAGGACGCTACCTGGGACAACCTGAGCAAGTTGCAAAAAGGCTCATTCTTTGATATACTTATAGAATAAACTCTAGGAGGAGTAAAATGGCAGATGTAAGAAATCCAAATGCAGTAAAAGTATTAGCAGCAGCAAAGAAAATTGTTGATTCTGGGTATAAAGAAGGTGAAAACAATGACACAATCATGGGTAAGTGGTTTGGGTTAAATCATCAACCGTGGTGTGCAATGTTTGTTTCTTATTGTTTTAATCAAGCAGGGTTGGTGAAATTAGTTGCAGCACAAGGTCCAAAAGGTTTTGCATCATGTAACTCTGGACTAAAATGGTTTAGCAAGAATGGACAAATTGTTCCAGTAGGACAAGCACAGCCTGGGGATATTGTATTCTTTAACTTTGATGATGATGCAACAACAGCGGAACATGTTGGAATTGTTTACCAAAATGATCCAACAAAACACAAACTTATAACTTTTGAAGGAAATACTAGCGGAGATGTTAAGGGCAGCCAAGCAAATGGAGATGGTGCTTTTAAAAAGTCTAGAGATTATTCATTAATTATGGCAGTTGCACGTCCAAAATGGAATGCATAAATGGAATCAAAAAAAAGAAGTCTTATAAAAACATCAACTTGGTATGTTCTGCATATTGTAATGGCTACTATGGTAGCATTTTTAATTACTAGTGATTTTAAAGTTGCAGCAACAATTGCATCTGCTGAGATTGTATGGGAGGCAGGCCTTTTTTTTGGTCACGAAAGAACATGGGCCAAATTTGGAAATAAGATTAAATAATGATTAAGCCTACAGAAATAATTGCCGGTGCAATTGCTATATATGAAGATGTTTTTAGTAATGATATGGTTAATCAAATAGTTTCTGATTTTGAAAATCTTGCAAAAAATCCTAAAGAAAATGTTTTTTTTGAAAGAGCAAAAATTAATGTTCCAGTTACTCAGGAAAAAACATACAGTGATATAAGAACAAATAGTTATATTCTTTTGACTCAACATATTAATGATGATGAAAGAGTATTAAACTTAAATAATGTTTTTAATGAACTTTTGCAACAAGTAATTCCTGGTTATATAGATATATTTGACATTTCAGAAAAACTTTATGTCAATGAATCTATAAATTTATTAAGATATCAAACTGGGCAAGAATTTAAATCTCATTATGATGGTTCAACAATTAGCAAACGTGCCGTATCTCCAATACTTTATATAAATGATGATTATACTGGTGGAGAAATTGAATTTACTAATTTTAATATAAAAATAAAACCAAAAGCAGGAACTCTTATGGTTTTTCCAGCAAACTATGCTTATACTCATATTGCACATCCAGTAAAAACTGGAACAAAATATGCACTGGTTACTTGGCTGCATGATAGAGAATAATATGCCAATATATGATTATAGATGTTTAAAGTGTGGATCATCCGTTGAACATAAAAGAGATTTTGGTGATAGCACAGAACCAACATGCTGTGAAAGTATTATGCAGAGACAGTGGTCTGCACCAGGTGTACTTTTTCATGGGACTGGATTTTATTCCACAGATAATAGAAAGCGGTAGTACAATATGAATACGATGATTGAGCAAGAAGAACAAATATGGTTAATGGATGCAACAGATCGTTGCGATAGATGTTCTGCACAAGCATATGTTAAAGTTATTGGTCAATCTGGTGAATTACTTTTTTGTTCACATCACTATAATAAAGTAGTTGATGATGCAGTTGGATATAAAAAAATTATGAAATTCATGGTTGAAATTATTGATGAAAGAAAAAGGTTAAATTAAGTGGGAAAACATTTAGATAAAATAGAAAGAGCACTTGCTCAACGACAGGCTGGAACATATGCAAATGGTCAAAAAAAGCCTGGCTCAATGAATATTAAAAAGACTGGCTATAGAGGCCAAAAAGCAAAGGGAACAAAGTAATGAAAAAATTTTTATCATTAATAGTATTAACGTTAACACTAAATGTTATTCCAGCACATGCTGCAGAGGTATCATATAAAGACCAAAAGACTGCACTAGCAGCACTTAAAGTAGCAGATGAAGTGCGTACAGGATACAAGCGTACACTTTTTAAGCATTGGGTTGGAACTGGAAATGGATGTGACTCAAGAAAATCTGTAATTATTTCTGAGGCTATTGTAAAACCAAAAGTTGAGGCAGGTTGCAAAATTGTTGGCGGAGAATGGCTAAGTATTTATGATTTAGTTAAAGTTACAGATGCTGGAAAGCTTGATGTTGATCATATGGTTCCACTTGCAGAGGCATGGGATTCAGGAGCATCAGCATGGGATGCAGCAAAGCGTGAGATGTATGCAAATGATCAAACAGATTCAAGACACTTAATTGCCGTAACTGGTGCGTCTAATAGATCCAAGAGTGATCAGGACCCAGCAGATTGGATGCCAACAAATAAAGCATATGCATGTGAATATATAACTAATTGGATTTCAATTAAAGTTCGTTGGTCATTAACTATTGACACTAAAGAAAAAATAGCATTAGAAAATGGCCTAAAGGGTTGCAAATCAGTTAAAATTATAATTAATAAGGTAAATTAATGGAACAATATATTTTTAACAGTAAAGAAGTTTATATACAAAGTTTAGTGCACCTAATAAATATTTATTTTGATAAAGATGTTATTGGTGCAGAAATTGGAACAGGAACTGCAACTAGTACATGCACATTAGTTCAAAATTGTTCAAATATAAAAACAATTTATGCTATTGATCAGTATTCTCCATATGCTAATTTTATTAAAGAGCCTTATGATGGAACTCCACTTATATCTTTTGATAAAAAAGAAATAGAGTATGTAAAGTTGACTGCTGTACATAATATTAAATATTCTGGAAATGAAAATAAAATTAAATTAATTCATGCCTCAAGTTTAGATGCATCAAAAAATATTAGTGGTGAATCACTTGATTTTTTGTTTCTAGATGCACATAGTACAACTGAGCAAGTAAAAGAAGATCTTGATGCCTGGTATCCAAAGGTTAAGCCTGGAGGAATAATTTCTGGTCATGATTGGATTTCTTCTGTTGTTCAAGAAAAAGTAAATAAATTTCGTGAATTTAATAAAATAACAAATAAATTAAGTACATTTGATAATATTTGGGTTTGGAAAAAATAATGAAACATATTCTTTATTTTACAGCAGAATGGTGCAATCCTTGCAAACGAGTTCGTCCTATAGCAGAAGAATTGGATAGAGATAATGTCATTAAGTTTCAATTTATTGATGCTGACAACAACGGTGATTTATGTCGTAAGTTTGAGATCAAAACAATTCCAACCTTTATTCTCATTGAAAAAGGCAAAGAAGTCCGTCGTATCAATGGAGCAAAGACTAGAGAGCAACTTGAGGCCTTCATTAATGGATCCAATTGACGAAACTATTGAGGCGCTGATACTTACTGGGGCTATTGAAATTGCGGGAATTGATCAAAAAACAGGTCAACCCCTATATAAGTTTAATCAGTCAATACAGAACATAATGCCAGAACTTTACAAGGAACACCTTAATGAGATTAACCGTGACATTATGGGTCTTTGGGAAAAAGGGTTTTTAAATGTAGATTTTCTTGAACAAGATCCTCCAGTTACGCTTACTGATAAGGCTTTTAATGACATTGAAATTGAAAAAATTTCTAGGGAAGAGCAAATTTCCCTTATTGAAATTAAAAGACTTCTACTAAGGTAATCTGCTATAATGATAGTATAAACTTAGGAGAAACTATGCCATACCATATTGAACGATCAGGCTCACAGTACGCTGTTGTAGATGATAAAGGTAAAACTGTAGGAACACACCCTACAAAAGGTAAGGCAGCATCACAGGTAAGAGCATTATATGCTAATGTACCAGATGCAACCAAAGAAGACGTAATCCGTTATGGACGACGTAGAAATGGTATTGGTGACTCACACTCTGGAATGAATTCAGGTGGAGAAACAGTATCTACAGGAGGAGATGGTATGGGAATGTCAGCAGCAGATCAAATTAAAGAACTAGCAGCAGTAGTAAAGCAAATGGTTGAGGAAATTCCTGGAGGAACACCCCAAGAACAAGAAGTAACATCAGCAGGATATAAAGACTGTGGGTGTGAAACGTGCAAGGCAATGAATTGTGATTGCCCAGATTGTCCTGCATGCACTCCAAGTAATATTGGTGATGGCAAAGATGCAGAGTTTGAAGCAACAAAACCAAATACCGTAGATGCGTATGATAATGCAATGGGTAAATCACATCATACAATTTGGGGCGGATCAGTACTTGATCTAAGCCCATTTTATAAATAATAATAGTTAAAGGGGTAAACTATGAACGAACTAACTCTTGATGAGTTAAAACAACTTATTGCTTATTATAAGCAAAAGGTTTCAGATCTTGAATATGATATCTTAAAAGGACAACTAATCATGAATAGAGTTCCTGTGCCTCAAGATCAACCTGTTGTAAAAAACAAAAAGTCTGAATAAAAAAATATGAGGGCACAATATTTTATTGCCGTAGGCTTGACATTGTGTCTTACTTCATATATACTTTATAAAGGAAGAAAAACTAAAGCATTTCCAGGTATGGTTTACAGTCAAAGCAACATACACTTAATGATAAAAGATTTTCTTCCAAAAACTTTATATGAAAGACCTAGACAACAATCTCAATCATTAAAACATGTTGAGAAAAATACAGTTAAAGTTATTTTTATAGAGGATAAGGCTTATTGGGTCAACAACAATATATTCTATTGTGCTGAAGCGATTGGCGGTAATGTAAATATAGATACTACAGAGCCAATAGATACATCTAGTATGTCAAAAAAAGATATTGATAAGATGTTATTCATATTGGATAACCTTAAGAATGGAAGTAATGATGATAGTAGCAGTACAGGGAACGAAAGACTTTGATGATTATCAGGTCTTCCTTCGTGCTATGGGCGTTGCAATGTCTGCAATGCAAGACGAAGATAAAGAACTGTTAGTCTACTCAGCAGGTCCAGCAAGAATTAATTCAATGGTTTCTGAATTTTGTAATCTTTCTGAAAGAGGAATGAAGGCTAGAGGCAAAAAAATTAAGTTTTTTAAAGTACCAGCCTCATATATTGAAGAAAATATGGAGCATGTAAATTATTTTGCTTTTTTAAGTAAACCAAAAGAATCAGTTTCAAAATTAGTTGCCGAAGCCGAACTCAAAAATATTGAAGTCGGAATTTATAGATACTAAAGGATAAAAATGATTGTAAAAAAGTTAGAAGTAATGGAATCAATTGTAAAGAAGAATCGCAATCTTCGCTGGGATGGATGGAATGTTATTGATCTAAAGAGGTCTGACATTGGTCGTACATCTCCACAAGGCATCAGAGTTAATGGCGAATGGTATCTACATAAAGTTTATACAGTTAATGACAATGGCTGGGATATTCCAAATAAGTATAAGGAGTAATCCTTGAAACAACATTTATGGAAAGATCAGGCTAAATGTCTTGGCTTAGACACAAATTTATATTTTGATAAATATGAAGATGATGTTGAACTAAGATCTAATATAGATAATTTTTGTGCTTCATGTCCTGTTGCAAAAACATGTTTTGCTAACGGTGTTTCTGGTAAGGAATGGGGTGTTTGGGGTGGTGTATACTTGGAAGGTGGAGAAATTTCAAGGGAATTTAATAAGCACAAGACTAAAGATCAGTGGGGTGAAGTATGGCAATCTCTAACAACGGAAATGAATTAACATCTTTTGAAGATGTATGTTCAATACTCTCTGAATTATGGATAAATCATAAAGAAGAAAAAGATTTTGAAGATTTTATTTCCTATAATGATTTAGGCTTACCAATTGCTTTTGCGATAGATTCTGAATTAGTAGTACCAAATGATATTGCTAAAAAATATATTGAAGAAACATGGTTTATACTTTTAAAGTCTTTAGACATTAATGAAGATCCTGGATTTACATGCCTTGAAGATTTGTTTAGTTATACAAGTGATGGAGAAGTTTAATGTATACAGATGAAATGCGTAGAGCAGTTCACTCAATAGATACACCAAAAAACTTTGGAGTAAATATAATTGATAATGATAGTTTTTTGACTATTAAACTTAATGAAAAAGATTTTATCCCAATGCTTCATGATGATAAAATTGAAGCAATTCAGTATGTGGCAAAAATAAAAAATGTTCTTGAGCAAAATGGAGCAATTGTTCTTGTAACTAGAGATGTATTAAAATGAACATTAAATCAATGATTAATTATATTGTTGGATCAATAAAGTGTAAGAAAAATGGACATATTCTTGAAGAATCAGTATCATGTCCTTTTACTGGAAAATCATATAGAGGATGTTCTAGATGTGGAGAATTGATCACACTATGAGTATTTCAGTAATTATTTTATCTACATGTTTATTTTCTGTTAGTATTGCATACCTTACTCTTGCATATAATTTTAATAAAATTCGTTCACAATATCAAAAATTATTTATTGATATGATGATTCTTGAAAAACTTATTAATGATATTGAAGAGTCTAAAATTAAAACAGATGAAGGTGTTCATAAAGAAAACTTTATTAAATTTTTATCTGATTCCCGTGATTGGGCTTATCAATATATTGAAGATGTTCAGATTGGACTTACAAATTTTATTAAAAATATTGATCCAGAAATTAAATATTTTAAAGAATTTGGAGATATTACATCAATGTCACCAAATTATTATTCCATGAAAAAAATATCAGACTCATTTGATAAACTAAAAGAATTATTGCCTAAAGAGTAAATTATGGATGCTAGAGGAATACCTACATGTGAATGCCCAAATTGTGGAGGTATTTGGTTTAAATTAAACGTTATATTTAACCCAAAAACATATACAATAGGAGAGTATAGTAGAGATATGGAATGTATAGATTGTAAGACAATAGCAACTTCACCAACTCCACCAGATAAACCAAAGGATATAGATTAATGACAAAAAATATAGAATTTATTGCAGCAGATAGATATATTTATGAAACAAGAGAAAAACCTCAACCTGCTGCAAAGTTTATTCCTGAATGGTGGAAAGATATTCCTACCTATGCAAATGGAGAAAAAACATTTATGCTTAATCCTGGGCCTAATGTAACTGTAAAAAAATGTATTTCTACTCTTGATTTTATTACTGCAGGATATATAGTAACATTACATTCAGATTTAGAAGTTACACAACAAAATAATTATCCATATATAAGGTGGACTGTTGAAGATCCACCAATGGAAATGTGGAACCCAGAACAAACTTCTACTTATCAAATTCCAGATGATTGTACATATCCAGTTTTTAAATTTAGGCATGGTTGGCAAATAAAAACCCCACCAGGATGGTCTTCTTTATTTATTCATCCAGTTGGCTATCAGAATCTTCCATTTAAGGTTATACCTGGAATGGTTGATACAGATACTTTTGGTCTTCAGATTCATACACCCTTAGTAATAAAAAAAGATTGGACTGGAATTATTGAAAAAGGAACACCAATCTTTCAAGTAATTCCATTTGAAAGAAATTCTTGGGAAGCGTTATATAGTGTGAAAACCGAAGAACAACATAGAATAGATCATCATAATGTTTATAGTAAAATTACTGGTGGTTATCTTAAAAATTTTAGACACAAAAGAACATATAAGTAAGGGAAAAAAATGAAAGACATTATAATGTCAATAATTACAGGTTTTGGATGTGGCATAGTTTTTGCAGCATTCAAATTGCCAGTACCAGCACCACCAGTTTTTGCGGGAGTCGCAGGAATTATTGGTCTATGGATTGGCTTTACAGTTATAACAAATATAATATCCTAGGAGGAAAATATATGAACGAAAAGACAAAGGCACTACTAGCATCATACGGACGATCAGTTCTAGGTGCAGCGCTTGCACTATACATGTCTGGGGTTACAGACCCTAAGACACTTGCATACTCACTATTGGCAGCACTAGCGCCCGTAGCATTGAGAGCAATTAATCCTAACGACAAAGCTTTTGGAATTCTTCCAAATGCATCTGCTGTTGAAGCAGCAGTAAAGAGTGTCAAGGTTAAGAAGGCTCCTGCAAAGAAGCCAGCAGCAAAGAAGGCTGCCCCAAAGAAGTAATTCTTTAGAGGGGGATATGTCTATCTGGCCTATCCCTCTCTTTCTTTTATTATTATGACATACTTATACAAAAACCAAATAAAACCAAAGTCTAAGACTGCACTCATTATGTGTACGTACATTAGACTTAGCAATATGCCTAAAATACTTTATAGACTAAAACAACAAACCAATAAAGATTTTGATTTTTATATATCTAATAACTGTGATAATAAAGATAATAAATTAATGCTTTATTTTAATAAGTATGGGAAAGACCTTGGATTTAACTCATATATTAAAAACTATAACAACATGTACAAAATTTTTTCTAGGTTTTATCTTGCAAGAGATTTAGCCAATGAAGGATATGAAAAGATAGTATTTTTTGATGATGATCAAATGTTACCAGAATCTTTTATACAAGATTGTTATGATCAGTATGAAGAAACATCTATTAAATCATTTTATGCTCATAAATTTAAAGATGAATACTGGAATAAAATTAGATTAAATAAAAAAGAGGTTGGTAATTATGCTGGTGGTGGTGGATTAATGTGTCCAGCAGAACTATTTTTAAATGATAATTTTTTTGATTGTCCTAAAGAATATTATATTCTTGATGATCTTTGGTTATCTTATTATATTTTAAAGTTTACAAAATATAAAATTAAACTATTAGATACAGACATACAATTTATTTATGATGATAAAGCAACTTTTATAGGGTTAGAACAAATGAAGTCTGATTTTTCAAAAAAATATATTGTTAATAATATTTAAATATTTATCTCTTAGCATATTTATATCAAAATTTTGTAACGCTAATTCATAGGCTTTTTTCTTTTGATTTTCTTTGTCATTGCTCTCAACATAACTATCAATTAAACTGGCTAACTTCTTTGGGTTGGCCCCATAAACATCAAGCCACATACGTGTTAAAATTTTATCAATCTTATTAGATTCTACAAGCCATTCTTGCGGAAGAATAAAATTATTTGGAGAAATATCTGTCATAAATACTGGCAGACCACTCATAAGGGCCTCATTCATAGGTAAACAAAGACCAGCATAACGCCTTGGAAGAACCATTGCGTCAAAACCGCTGTAAAGGTTTGCATTATTTTCTGTATTAGATGTGTCAATAATTAAACGAGAATCACGATAATCAGTTTCAATTGGTGTTTGACTTTTAATAACTAGTTCGTAATCTTCTTTTGAATACTTTAACATATCAATAACAGTACTGGTGCCATTTCTGTCTTTAGATGCAAACTTTCCTGCAACATGAAGGATCCTATTGTGATTTTTTGAAACATTTATTTCTCTTTGTAAAGAAAAAGAATCTGGATCAAGAGGTGGAGGAAGGTATGCAATTTGCGTTTTATCTCCTAATACTTGTTTTACATGATCAATCTGCCACATGCTTGGTGAAAGCAACAGATTAGGCATTCTTTGATCTGGATTAATAACTAAATCAAGAAACTCATAGTTATACTGAAGAATTGTTTTTACTTTTCTTTTTTCTGAAAGGCTCAAAAACATTTCACTATAAAAAGACTCACATGTTAATACAACATCAATTCCATCAAGAAACTGAACTATTTCTTCTCTTCTAGCAAATCCACTTCTTGTAGTTATACAATCATATTCACTGTACCACTCAGGATGTTGTTGATTTTCATTAAAAGGTCTAGAGTCAATTAGCAGAATTTTATCTGGCTTTAACATATTTACAAGATTTCTTGTTTGATTGCCTAGCCCAGTGTTATCAGATCTTGCAATGATTCCTAGTCTCATTCTGTATAACCCCAGGCATCATCGTCAACAGTAAATTTTTGTGTACCTTGACGACCATCTAAATGATAAGAACGTTTTATGCTTCCTTCTGGATGAT